TCACTTAGCAAAAAGAGTTAAGATACAGGGAGAAATGGTTTGCATTTACCGTGGACCTAATGGTACAATAGGATATCATTACCCTATGTTTAAGTTTAGTGAATGCCCTAAGACGTATATGTGCAGGTACACACCTAACGCTAAGAAGAGAGTATCAGTTCAAGATATACTTGACGGATTAAAGGACGGATTTTAATAATGATTAATCAAAGACTTAATGAAGCTGTAGCTAGAAAGTTTGGGTATAATGGTCCTGCTGACAGTGAAGCAGTTGATAAATTTTTAATGTCAAAACCTGAAAGTATTGCTACCGTCCGTAGAGCTTTAAACATTATGAAACCCACTACAGCTATGGCAGAAGGTGGTGACACTGAGACCACTGCAACCACTACCCCTGTAGAACCTGATGATGTGCCTACTAAGACACCAGAAGAGATGGCTGAAGAGGTAGTGCAAGGTCAACGTCAAATGGTACGTGATGCCTTTGTTGATCCTCAAGCTCTTGTAGCAAAACCAGAAGTAGCAAAACTTGACCCTGCTGCTGCAGGTACAACGATAGACCCTACTGCTGGTCAGATTACTGCTCCTTTACCTCAAGCTGGTCAACCTGATTTCTTTACACAAATTCAACAACCACCTGCAGTTACTTACGATCCGCCAGCTCCTACGGATATTGACTTAACAAAAGCTACGTTACCACCTCCGCCATCTTTAAGGCAAGCCTATATGGAAAAAAGTTCTAGTCAAAGATTAAGTCCTGTATCAGTTGCTATGGATGAGTATCATGGTAAAAATCTTGTAAAAGTTTCCCAAGAAAGAAATAAAAGACGCAATGATCTAGAAAAAAGTTTTTTTGAAGAACTTAAAAAGGAGCCTTATACACCTGATCCTAACTTTTGGGAAGCTGAAGCTAGGGGTGAAAGTAACCAGTCTGGTCTTGGTTTTTACAAACTACCACCTAACACTATTAGAAATTTAAAATCTCAATATAATTTACCTGTTTCATTTAAAAGACCTCTAGAAAGAGATGCAGCAGGAGAATATGTAGAGGTAGAAATACCGGGTGTTAAAGAAAAACTTATGCAGATGTATGAGTTAGAAAGCAGGGCTAAAACTAAAGCAACGCAACAAGTTGAAAGTGAAATCCCTGCTGAAGAAAAACAAAAAATAAAAGAAATTGTTGCAAGAGTAGAACAACAATACCTAGAAAATCCACAAACAAGTGATATTATGCCGGGTCAAAGAGCAGAACCTAGATTACCAACCTCACCATCAGGTGTAGCTAGAACTACCACTGCCGCAACACCAGAACCTATAACCCCAGAGACAGTAGATGCTAAGACAGCATCAGGAGAAGTCACTACAGCTTTAGCTGGTGTAGACCCAGTGACAGGCACAGTGTCAGATAAAGCACAGGTAACTGCTGCTACTATGGACCCAGCTACTACAGGTGTTAAAGACTTAACTGCAGCTCAAGGTGAAGCTGTAGTAATGACTAACCCTATACAGAGAGAGATACAAGACGGTGAGCTTGTATCAGGTGCGGCTGATGCTAATAAAGCTGCTGCATTTACTGAGCAGGTACAAGCTGCTACAGCCACCCCATCAGAGAAAGCTACAGTACAGGGTCAGTTGTCTACCCTTATGACACAGTTTGAAGGTGGTAACACACCAGCATGGGCAGCAGGTGCAATGAGAGCAGCTACAGCAGCTATGGCTGCACGTGGACTAGGTGCTAGTAGTATGGCTGGACAAGCTGTTGTACAAGCTGCTATGGAGTCTGCATTACCTGTTGCTATGGCTGATGCACAAACACAGGCAACCTTTGAAGCACAGAACTTGTCAAACAGACAACAACGTGCTATGCTTGCAGCTCAACAACGTGCTACCTTTATGGGTCAAGAGTTTGACCAAGCGTTCCAAGCTAGGGTATCTAATGCTGCTAAGATTAGTGACGTAGCAAACATGAACTTTACTGCAGAGCAACAGGTTGCTTTGGAGAATAGCCGTAATGCTAACACAGTAAACATGGCTAACTTGACTAATAAACAAGCTATGGTATTAGCTGAAGCCTCTGCTATTGCACAACTTGAAACACAAAACCTATCCAATCAGCAACAGGCTGCTGTACAGAATGCTAACTCATTCTTACAAATGGATATGTCTAACATGAATAACGCACAGCAGACTTCCATGTTTAAGGCTCAGTCTGTCGTGCAGTCACTGCTTACTGATCAAGCTGCTGAGAATGCTGCACGTCAATTCAATGCTTCTAGTGAGAACCAGACAAAGCAGTTCATGGCTAATCTTAACACACAAGTTACACAGTTTAATGCAGCCCAAGCTAATGCTATATCACAATTTAATGCTGGTGAAACCAACGCACTGGATAAGTTTAATGCTAGTATGCAGGAGCAACGTAATCAGTTCAACGCACAGAATGGTCTTGTTGTAGCTCAAGCTAATGCACAGTGGAGACAGAACGTAGACACGTTGAATACTGCAGCACAGAACGAAGCCAACATGATCAATGCTGCTACTGTCAATACATTTACTAAGGCTACTGTAGATCAGATATGGCAGAGAGAACGTGACCTGATGGACTATGCTTTTAAAGGTAGTGAGCAAGAGAAAGATCGTATGGTAAACATTATGCTTGGTGAAAAAGAAATTGCTGCTTATCAATCACGCCTTGAACAAAGTATAAAAAGTAATGAGGATACAGCTAAGTATAGTCTTCTTACTAGACTTATTTTATCTTAAGGAATAAAACAAATGAGTTATTATGAAACTCTTCTAGGAAAAGCAAGAAATTTTTTTGATGAAGAGAAAAAAACAAATAAAAAACTTACGGCAGATGAAGAGGGAGAACTTCGTCTACAAAATAAAAGAACTTATTCAGCCGTAAAAAGACTTAAAATGGATGACTCTACACTGCCCGGTCTTGTTAGCCCAAGAATAAGATCAGGTGTTGAGACTAACGAAGATAATGTATCTATGTTAGACAAAGCGTATAACCAAGTGCGTAGACAAAATGCTGAACTAAAAAGTTCTATTGAAGCTGATGCTGATGAGGCATTTTATAATGAAACTGGGGATGCTTTGGGTCAGGTTAAACCTCCTGTAAAACGTGGGGGTAAGTTTCCACGTTTTGAAAATGTTGTACCTACCTTTAATAAAAAACAAAAAGAGTTACAAAGTTATATATTTAAAAAAGCTAAGGGTCGTGGCTATGAAGGCCCAGAGCTTGCACACTTTATGGGACAGGTGGCAATAGAAACAGATTACTTTAAAACTTTAGAAGAGTACGGACCCGGTAAAGATAGATATGGTGGTGGTAAAAGGTACAAAGGAAGAGGATTTTTGCAGCTAACTCATAAAGATAACTATGAAGCTGCTGGTAAAGCTCTTAACTACGCAGGTTTGGCCGATGATCCTGATTTAGTTTTAGACAGAGAACTTGCAGCAGATACTTCTTTCTGGTTCTGGGAAACAAATGTAAGACCTGCAGTAAAAGACTTTTCCAATACAGATAAAGTTACTCGGATAGTTAATGGGCCGGGTATGCTTAAGAAAGCTGAAAGAAATGATGCCTATAACTTTATGAAGTTATCTGGCACTTCATTGTATGAGGAATAAAGAATGTTTGAAGCACCAATCCCCGGTCAGTCATTGACTAATGAACCTAAGAATTATCCTTGGGAAAATCCTTCACGTCTTACCACACCAGAGGATGCATTAGTATATCACCTTGAAAGACTTAATCAACCTAAAAGAATAGAAGCTATGCTAGACTTCTTACAGCTAGACATTGATGTTGTCACCATGACTGAGGGTATTCTTCGTAACGCTGTAGCCAATGGTGAGCATAGTGTAGACGTGAGCATGATCATTGCTCCTATCATCCATGAACATATTGTAGGTCTAGCTGATGCTACAGGTATTGATTATGATGAGGGTCTTGATGAAGATGATTCTGAAGAAGAAAGAGCCTATGCTATCCGTGAGAATAAAGCAAGTAAGATTCTTAAAGATATTAAGCTGGACAAGAAGCCTGACTTAGGTGATCTTGAAGCCTCTCTTCCTAAGACACCTATGAATGATGCTGAAGTAGAACCAATGCCTGAAGAAAAACCAAAAGGTTTAATGGCAAGACCACAAGGAGTTATGTAATATGGGTATGTGGGAAGGAATGTTAAGTGGTTATGAAGCTACAGAAGCAAAAGAAGAAAAAGAAAAAACTGAAGCTAAACTTGATGCACAGTTTGAAGAAGGTAATAGATTAAAACTTTTAGGCATGGCTTTAAAGTATGCAAATAAAAATAGAAGTAATTTTACTGGCGGTGATTATAAAGTAGCATCTGCTAGTGGTAAATCTGTTGACACTGTTGAGCAAAGTCTAGAGCAATTAAAACAATTTGGTATTCCAGACGAAGTAATATCTAAAGTTGCTGGTGGTGGTGCTGGTGATTTAGCTAAGATTGTAACTGCTTTTACACAAGCAAAAGAGGAACACCTTAAAGAGTATGGTGAAGTTAATCCTATGCCTAATGAGATGTTTGTTGAGGCTTTAAATAACGCAGTAATTACACAGCCAGAAGGTTATAAGATTGATGTAGATGCAGTGCTTGAACAGTTTGGTATTACTGCAAGTGAAGCTGAACGTCTTATGTTCCCTACAAATGTAGCACCAAGACAACAGATAGATCTAAAAGCAGGTGCTTTAAACATTGTACCTGCTCTTTCTTTTAAAGACTTAGATGATGCCACTAAAGCTGTTGGTATGGAAGTTATTCGTACTGCTTATGGAGAGTTAGAAAATCTTAGAGGTGCACCTGAAGCTGAAGATGCACAGATTAATACTTGGAGAGCTGCTAGGATAGCACAAATTGAATCAGGTTTATCAAAAGCTCAAGGAGATGTGCCTATATTAACAGACTTGTTTGGTTTGTTTGGTAATTCTTATGCAAGTCAATACATTGAGTCTCAACCTGTATTACAGAACGCAGTAAAAATGGGACAGTTTCCAAAATCATATGCTGAAGCTGCTGCACGCCCTGATCTTGATTTAACTGCACCAGTGCAAGGCGTGGAAAACTTAGCTGAATACGGACAGAAAATTTTTAAATACCTTATGCAAAATAGTTTAGTTCCTGTAGGTACTACAGTTAAATTTTATGGGAGTAATGGAAGTATTTCAGAACAAACTGTAACAGAACAACTAATAGAACAATTTAATAGGTCGCAGTAATGGCAGACACATTAGAAAGCATCTTAGGTTTAACTGAAACCACTACTACTGTTATGCCTGAGTCTGTTGTAGAAGAAGAAGAGACTAATACTTTAGAAGATATTCTAGGTATTAAACCTATTATTCCTGCAGCAGAACCTGTTTCACCTCAAGTTACACCTAGTATTAATACACTAGAAGATATTTTAAACTTAACTCCTGAAGTTGCTACACGTAAGGTAGTTCCTCAAGGCCCACAAAGCTCTCTATTCATAGACCTTGACAAGCACTTTGTAGAAAAATACAACAACAAACCCTTAATTAAAGAAGATATTATCTCAGACCCTGACCTAATAGAAGTTATGACAAGTGCAATGGAAGCTAGGTTTAAACCAGCAGGTCTCCTTAAGAAAGGTTATAAAGCTGCTACTGCTACTGCTGGGGGAACCATAGGTGGTTTAGACAGAGACTATAGGTCTATGTCACCTGAAGATTTGTTTGAAACATTTCAGAATTATCAGAGGTCTTTAGCTGGGTTGCAAACTGTAACTGTAGCTAATGAATCTGTCTATGGTATAAGTGCGGACGATATAACAAGAGCTAAACTTGGTGCAGGTTATAGACTGTTTAACCAGATGGACAACGCATTTACTGGTGAAGGTTCTTGGGCTGAAGCTGCTGATGCTACAGGAGACTATCTTAGGGCTGGGCTTCATGACCCTAGCATGTTGTTTGGTATTGGTTTTGGTAGACTACTAAGCGTAGGTACAACCAAAGCAACAGGACTAGCCTTAAGAACTCTTGCACAAACTACGTACAGAAAATTACTTAAGGCACAGCTTGCTAAAGGTGTAGCTTTACCTGCTGCTAAACAAGCTGCACGTGTTAGTTTAGGTAGACGAGCTGCTGCTACTGCTGTAATTGCACCTGCATTAGTAGACGGTGGTATTACTATGGGTGCTGATGTTGCGTATCAAATGCAGTTAATTCGTACTGATGCACAAGAAACTTACAGCAGGTATCAAACAGGATTTGCTGCTCTTGGTAGTATGGTGTTACCATCTCTTGTACTAACTAAAGAAGGTATCAAGACCCTAAGAGCAAAGGGTAAACTTACACCTGACTTTGCAAGATACATAGACCTAGACCTTACTCTCGGTAAGCTTGATCCTAAGAAGGCACTGGCCCACGTTAGAGCTAAATTAAATCCTAGCATGGGTGGTATATTTACTGCAATAGATGCAAACTTTGGAACAATACGTGGTAGTACACGGCCTGTAGACTTTAAAGTTTGGGATGATGCTAAACAAAATGCTGCTGGAACATTGAGTCAACTGGGCAGTAAGATGGGTGACAACGAGTTGACTACTCAATTCTTTCGTAGGTTTTTCTTTGGTGATTCTAGTCAAAACTTAAAAGGTTATGCTCAAGTACTAGAAGAAGCTGGTTTTCAAGTTCATCCTAGTATGAGAGAGGATGCTAAGATAAGTGGTATCTTTGGGGAAACTATTAAATGGCTTGATGACGATGTTGTCAGAAGAATAACAACACAGTATGAAAATACTATTGGTAGACCTATAGGTTTAGGTAAAACAGCAGAAGATTTAGGTGATCAATTTATACAAATACAATCAGGTTCTGGTGCTGCACTTAATGTAAGCTCTATACTTGGACAAATCTCTGGTGGTAAACTTACAGCAGCAGAAA